ACCTGGCGGGCGACCTGCCGGATCTGGTTGAGCGAACCGTTCGAGGTGATGATGACGGTCGGGTCCAGCTGGAACGGGACCAGGTAGCCACCAGCGGAGTCGGTCAGGGACATGGCCCGTTCGAGAGCACGCTGCTCCTCGGGGGAGACCATGTGGCCGCGGCCGCCAGCGAGCTTGGACCAGGCGCGCAGGTACTCCGGGCTCGACGTCGCCAGGCACAGCCGGGCGATGTTCGAGTCCGGGTCGTCCCAGCGTTCGATGATGTCGGTGGCCGCCGAACGGATGACGTCGGTCGCGCCGGGCATCTTCTCGACTGCGGAGATCGCGCGGGAGCGCAGCTCGGCCGCGACCTCGCCCTTGGAGCGGGAGAACGTACGGACCTCGGACAGATCCCACGGGTTGCGGAACCGGTGGTCCTCGACCGAGTCGGGGTTGAGGATCGGGTCCGTGTCGTAGCCGTTCCCGTTGTGGGAGCCGGGCTCGACGCCGAGACCGACCGGGCGGCCGACGCCGGCGGAGCGGACGCGTTCGAGCGCGGACTTGCGCTCGAGCTGCTTGCGGTGGTCGTTGACCTCGGCGAACTCACGGGTGAGCTCGTCGAACGCCTGCTCGTCGTCGGCCTCCAGGTTGTCCTTGCCCTGGAGCCGTTCGAGTTCGGCTTCGATGTCCTTGAGGCGGATGACCGCCTGCGGGTGGGACAGTTCCATGACTATTCCTTCGTGATGGAGTCGAGCACCCCGCCCATGAGCCCGCGGATCTCACCGATCTGGGCTTTGAGCAGCTGGGTGCGTTCGGGATTCGACGGGTGCCCATCAGAAGGCGGCGCGTCGGGGCCGTCGTCGCGCAGCTCAGGCTGGGCGGGTTCAGGCGTTTCGGTTTCGGACGGGTGCCCTTCAGGCGGCGCGTCCGTGGGCTGGAAGAGGAGCGCGCGGGCGATCTCGCCGCGCAGTTCCTCGTCGGCGATGGCTTCGCCGGGGTCGGTGTCGAGTGCGAGCGCCCGCTGCACTTTCCGGCGCAACTGGTCGTCGTCGCTGATCGCTGTCGCGATACTCCTGGCGCGGACGCCGACGGAGGTCGAATCGTAGGCCGGCCAGACGACCGGGCCGACTTCAGCGACCTTCACTTCCTTGAGGGTTCGCTGCAGCGGGCCGCGTTCACCGGGGTTCCACAGCATCTGCGCGAGCTCGTCCGGTTTCACCAGGACACCTGCGGCGTCACGCCATTCCTCACGAACCACGGTGAACCTGAAGCTCATGCCGTCGATGGAGCCTTCGGCGATCGCGTCCCTCACTGGCTGCATCAGCCAGTTGTCGGAGATACGGGCGACCACGTGCAGGCCGCGGTCGTCCTCGCTGATCTCGGTGATCGCGCCGATCGGAATCGACCCGATGAGGGGGTGGTGGCCGTGGTCGAACTGGATCCGGGGGGTCCGCTCCCGGATGGACTTGCGGAAGGCGCCGCGGGCGATGACCTCGTCGAACTCGCCTTCCCAGGAGTCGATCCTGGTGGGCGTGTCGAAGACGGCCCCGTATCCCTCCAGGGTGAGCCCGTCGCCGGTGTCCTCAGCGCGGACGATGTCGAAAGCCGCCGACCGTTCGAGATCGTCTCGCGGCGGTGCAGTGACCTGCATACCTACTCCTCGTTGGTCGGCGCGGGTGCACCGTTGTCAGTGCCAGGGTTCTGTGTCCCTGGCGGTTGCAGCTGGACAGACAGGAGCCCGGTGTGTTCGAGCAGGGTCCAGTCGTTGGCGTCGACAGCCGCGACGACGGAATCAGGCGTGTACCCGCCGTCGTTGAGCTGCCGGATCGTGGTGGCCTCTTTGGTCTGGATCTCGGCGCGGTCCTTCTCGTCTTCACGGAGGAACGCGACGTCGTGCGTGTCGAACCACAACTGCGAGGACGGCGGCGGGGGCACGAGCATCTCCAGCGACGCCGCGGCGTTGCGCCACAGCGGCCGGATCGTCCGGTCGGCGAAGTTCCGTCTGGCCGCCGAATAGTTGCCGGCGTTCAGTGAACTGCCGCCGAGGCTGTCGGACAGGCCGATCACCACCGGGGGCACCCCGGCGGCCGAAGCGATCTTCGTTTCCGATGCGCCCTGGACGCCGCGGAGGTCCAACTGCTTGAAGTCCGAGCCGACCACGGTCACATCGGCGCCCCCACCGATGTAGAGGGTTTTGCCAGCGTTGTGGGAGCCTTTGTGTTCGGCGTCCATTGCGGACTTGAACCGCTTGAGCTTGTCCGGGGAGACCTCGGGGAGCTTCACGACCATGTTCGGGGTCGCGCCGTTCTCGAGGTACTTGAGCTTGTGCGCGGTCATGGCCTTGTCGGCGGCGATCTCCCGGATCACCGGTGTCAGCCACGACATGCCCCGCCATTGCGCAGTCGGATCGGGGATCGGCGCGAAGTGCGAGACCTCGTCGACGAGGAATGGCACGCCGCCCTGGTCGCGCATGCCGCCTTCGTAGTAGAGGTAGCCGAGCTTCCGGTACCCCACTTGGCCGCCGCGGACCATGCGCGGTTCGAGGACGATGTCGACCCAGTCGGGCCGGAGCCTGACGACCTCGTCGTTGTCCTTGTCGTGCCAGCCGAACCAGTTCCCTGCAAGGTCGGCGTCGTCGAGCATTCGCGCGAGGAGGTCCGCTGTGACGCCGCCGGGGAACGGGCGTTCAATGGGCGCCAGCGCCGGGTTCCCGAAGAGCTTCCCCGGCCTTCCCTGGTTGAACGACCGGAACTGGAAGCGCGCCTCGGTGAACACCGCCCGGCGGGCGAGCATACAAGCGAACACGGTCCCGTTGGTCTTGTAGATGCCGTCGGCGTAGCCCTGGAAATGCTGGTCGATCTTCTCGACGTTGCCCTGCAGGGTCTGTTGGATCCCGGAGGTCGAATAGCCGATGCCGTTGAACGTGAAGCTGTTGGCGAGCTGGATGTAGTCGTCGATGGAGAGGGCGCGCTCAGCTGTGCCGAACAGTCGGGACCAGAAGCCCACGTGCACCCCCGGTCAGTCGTCGAAGCTCAAGACCCACGGTTCGGGTTCCTCTTCTGGCATGAGCCCGTGTTCGATCGCGAACGCGCGGGCTTCGTGGGCGAGAACTGCGGCTACAGCGCCGTCGATCAGGTGGCCGTCGCCTCGTTTGGCGAGCTTGAGGTAGTGAGTGGCGATGGCGACTTCTTCTCCGGGGCGTTCTTTCTTCCTGGAGCCCTTGACGAGGACGGCGTTCTTAGCGTGCGTCGTCAGGTGCTCAGTGCCGCTGTGGGCGATCTCGAGCGCGTTGAACGCTGTCGTGAACCGCTCGATCGCTTTGTCCATCCGGAATTCGGAGTTGGTGGCGAACTCGACCACTTTCGTCTCGCCGAACTCGGCCGACCATTTGTCGAGGTAGTCCTGCCAGCGCCACGGGTCGGCGAACATGACGGCGACCCGGTAGGCGCCGAACACTTCACGGATTCGCCGGTCGACTTCGACTGAGGGGACCCGCCAGTCCTCGGGGGCGTTCTCGGGGCGCAGCCAAATGCCGAGTTCGAACAGGCAACCGTCAGACATGCGTGAGGCGATCAGCGCTGTCCCGTCGCGGTATTTGGCGCCGTCGAAGCCGAGTGCGATCGCGTCACCCGACTCGAGCTGTCGCCATCCCGGGTCGCTATCGGCGGTCCTGGCTTGCAGGTCCCATCTGGTGGGGTCAACGAACACGGACTGGCCGACGACGATCTCGTTGAGGAAGAACCGCCGCCGGTCCGCCTCGAGGTGCCGCCCGGACATGACCTCGTGCAGGATGCGGCCCTTGACGTTGACCCATCCGCCGTTCTCCCGGGCGGAGTCGCCGTACTGCCGCAGCAACTCCGGGTAGACCTCGTCGGCTTCAGCAAGGTCGGCGACCCGCTTCGGCTCGATCGTGTCGATGTAGACCCGCTCGTCACCGGAGTCGGCGGTGATCTGGGCTTCGCTTCCCTCGCTCGGGTCCCAGCCGTTGGTGAGCTCCAGCCAGCGGCCGTCCATGCCAGCCACGTTCCGCTTCACCGCGCCCGCGACTTTCCGGTAGCCGCCCTGCAATGTGAACAGGTGGCTTTCGGTCATGGTCAGGAACGTCATTGGTGCGCCGAGGCGTGCCTTCGCAGACGTGGTGACTGGCTCGATGCGGCCGCCGCCGGGGAGCTCCACGCGTGTCTGTCCCGCGTCGAGCCCGGACAGGTCGATGAGCGGTCCGTTGCGGATCATCGACAGCAGCGGCCGCCAAGTGTTGTCGGTCTGGTCTTCGCTCGTCCCGAGGCAGACGATCAGCGGCGTCGGATACGGCGCCCCGACAGGTTCCCCCGCGGCGTCCCAACCGTTGAACCTTGTGGGGCCGAACGCTTCCGCGAGGATGACGGCCGCGCCGAGCGGGTCCTTGCCCCACTTCTGTACTCGCCGGAGTTGCCCGCCGGTGTACCGGAGAGCGTCCGGGGCCGGCCACGCCGCGGCGTGCGGGTAGAGCCGGTAGAAGTGGAGTACGAACTTCCACATTTCGTCGGTCAGCAGGAACGGTTCGCCCATCCGGTACCCGTCAGGGATGACGCAGTGCGACTCGATCCACTCACCGACTTCGTATCCGAGTGTCGGGAACTCGCCCGTCTCCTGCGGGCCGCGCCACGGCATCGGCTAGTCCTCGGGCTCGTATGCCGCGTACCAGTTGTCGATGTAGCCCAGCCACGCATCGGGCCGTTCGCGCACGGCACGCTCGACACACACGGACTTGTCGGGAACCAAAGCAACGATGTCGCCGCCGCGGAACGGGTCCCGGTCGGCCCTGCCAGGTGCGGTCAGGATGACCCAGGCCCGCTCGACAACATGGTCCCCGGAAGCAAGCCGGCGCATGACCGTGTCCACGCAGTCGAACGCGAACG